CTATAGAATTAAGTGCACTAGTAAACGGGTTGTTCACCTAATTATTTAATCGGTAACTAATATTAGGACAATTTTCTCCAGTAATGATACGAAACGGTGACAGTAAATTCAACAACACTTCCAGTGCCTTCAGCTATTGTGTAGCTTAAGGGCCCTACATTTCTTACTGAAACACCTACTAACTGATATTGTGCTACTTTGTTTAGCTCATTATCTAATTGAACTAAATCTATGATAGCTGTTTGCTTAGGTGAAAAATAGTTACCGGTAGAATTTGAATCGTCAAAAATATCTGTTGACCATTGTTCAAACTTTTGACGAATTTGCGAATTTGCGTCAGCATAGAATGTCATCTCATAGCTATCGCTTCCAGGGTAATCAACATTACCAGGAATATTGAATTTTAACCCCATGTACGGTACTTGAACATTAGTTATATTTCTTCCAGGTAGGCTAGCTGTTTTACAATATACTAAATCGTTTTCATCAAACGTTACAGTGCTTGCTCCGCCAGTATTAATAGATAATACTCTAAAGTTAAAATCGCGGGCGAATTCACGCGTTGTTGCTACCCTGTAAAAGTCTGTTATTAATTGATTTACGTCTGCCATAAAATTATTTATCTATTACGATACAATCTCCTGGAAGTTTGTACCTGTTCTAGTTGCATAGAAGTTGCAAAGTATGAATTCCGCGGCTCTTACAGGCTTTACATAGATATCAATGACAATGGTATTGTCATCAATAATAGCTGATGTGTTGTTTCTTTCATCGCAGATAATTAGATAATCGTAAATGCCTTGTGTATTTTTAGCATTATCAAATATTGGTGTAATACTATTGATAATCTGCGTCCTTGTAAAGAGTGTATTGGGTTCAAATACGAAATACTTTAATGTATCTCTTGTAGCTGTCTCAAGATTTAAGAAAAGACGGCGAACATTGATTCTATCAAATGCGCTTGGTTTTTTCTGTAACGTCTTTTGACCGAAGATAACAAATCCTTCTGCAGGGAAAAACGCTACAGGGTTTAAGTTGATCTTATAGAGTTGATCGCGCTGTTTTTGTTTTGGATAAATGCCTATATCTGTTACTCCTGTAAGAACACCTCTTGTAAAGCCTGCAGGGGCATACCAGGGTTGGAAGTTGTTGTCTGTATTAGCCATTGCAGTTGCTGCAAAGCCTGAGAATGGAACCCAGACTTGCTGATTCGATGCAACGTCAGCTACTTTAGCAACATTTGCAAATGCGCAAGCGTAGCTTGAATTAATACCCATAAACTGATTCTTTAATGGCCAGTAAATGTCATTTGAGAACGTCTTGCTAGCAAGATCTAGTGTTTTAATGTTTGATCCTTGAACAAATATATTTGTAATAGCATCAGCAATGAAAAGATGATCTTTTCTATTAAGAGCTAGATTCAAGAATACATTAGCAACAGCATTATATTTGCTAACCGCATCAGGAACGACTGATGGGTTTTGTACAGCAAGAGATTCAACCATGCTATCATAAGGAACTGTATCATCAAAATAACCATTGGTTAAAGGGTTGAATGAATTGACATATACAGTACCCAATCCTGCTTCTAAAGTTACATTAATTGGATATAGATCAACGTTATTAAGCTTATCTGTAGCTAATTGAAGTTTGGCGGGTATATTACCGATTACTTTAGTTGTAAGATCGGTGCTTGTATAATCACCCAAGGCAAATAAAGCGCTTGTAGTACCTAGATCGTCAAGCATTGTTCTGACTGCTCCTGAAGGGGCACCAACACGCGTTTCATACTGTGATGATGTTTCACCTGCTAAAGGTAAATACATTGGCTCGCTTAATAAACGAGCTTTCTTTGTAGGTACACCACTTAAATCAAGCCATGTTGTCCCATTTTTATTAGAGATAGCAGGGTGTACAACAACAGTAACATTTGTTGATGTTGCGTTTGCTTGTTCAATTGAAAAGCTTACGGGCGGACCACCGTTGGTGCTATTAATTTGTCTGTTAGCATCAAGAGAGCCTGTATAGCCTTCTTGTAGTACAAAATCTAGCGCAATTGTATCTGGTGAAAACACCGATTGACGTAATTTAAATACCCCTAAAGTAACTGTATCGTCGAACTGATTTGATGAAATATCAAATGTAGGTATATTTTCAACAACTTCTGATACGCTTCCCTGTAAACCTGTTGATGTTGCGCTTAGCGCAAAATTTAATCTTACGTCAGGTATATTAACATAATCAGAGCCGTAGATCGAAGCTTGTGTTGAATTAATGGATAGTACTTGATTAAAATCGTTAAAAGATGTTGCGGGGTTGAGGTTTAAGTTATCTATTGCACCGATGTAAGTACCCTCAAATTTTGTATTGATGGAAGATTGTGATTTATTAAGAACAATCATACCAGCAGCGCTTAGTGATGAGACATTATTAAATGTCTTTCTGCCGTCAGTATCGTTAGCCCATGAAAAACCATCACCACGTAAAATTGAAAGATATTCAGACTGAGTCAATTTTAAGTGTGTAGGGCTTCCAAAAAAGTAAGAGCTGTTAGCTAGATTTAATTCTGTTGTAACTGTACCGCTTACATAAGCTTGTACCGGGTAAACTAATGCGCTATAATCATCAGATGTATCAATTCCGGTCCCTGCGCCATAAGGTAGTCTGTAAACTAGTAGGTTAGCAGCGGTTCCGAGAACTGCTTTAACTGAATGATAAAAATAACGTTCAGCAGCATTTGAAGGTATACCGAAAATTTGCTCGAACTCAGATAATGAAGTAATGCTAATTACTTCGGAAGTAGGTCCTTTTGATGCGAATCCTGTAACTAATATTGTAGTTGAAGGTGTTCCAACGCTTCTTAATGAAAGATCTATTTCTTGAATTACAACTCCAGGGCTTTGAATTGTGCGTGCCATATAAAGTATTTATGTTTTTTAGGATAAAACTTTTTATTTTTTTACAAACTATCTGTCTGATTTACCATTAAAACTTCTAATTGAGAGTAATTAAAAGAAAAGTTTGTTTCGATTTCGCCATGATCTCTATTATTAAAGTCAATGCCACCTAATGCTGTTGGAAAAGCGTTAATGTATTTAAATTCAAGTGTTCTTTTGTCGTATTCGTCTAGAGCAAATATTGAAAAGTTAGCTCTATATTGAAGATAGTCAGCTCCTGCTAAATTAGCTTTATTTGCAGGTGTACTCTTGATAAGATTGTCCTGATCAAATGCACCTGTCCTTACATTGTTTAGAATGTCTAGCCATTTGTATATAATCCAGTAATTATTAAATCTATTATCTACAGTAAAATTTACGGTTACAGTTGGATAAGGCTCGCGTGAATAACTTGAACTTACTAAAGTCTGACCTGCATAACGAACATTAACAGGTAATACTTCTATAGTAGGTACAATAATGCCATAAACAGAAAATTGAAGAGCATCAGGTATTACCTTTTCATTATTACGCTCAAACTTAGTAGATATATCCTTTAAGCATTTTGGTAGATTAAGAATAAATAAAAATTTATCTTTTCTAGATTTATTAAATGGGCTTTGAGTATAATTTTCTAAATTAGCCATATATTAATTTAATCTTCTCCATCCTTGTGATTCTAATTCTATAATATCATCAGATGTAGAGTTTGAAAGATTTTGAGGTATTATAATTGGCATGGGTCTTATACCTTCTTCAGTTAGTTTTTCATTGCTGTAAATAGAGGTGGGGTTAAGAAAATATTTTATACCATAATCAAGTGATTTTATTTTTAATGGTTTTTTATTTTGATCAAATTGCTCAATTTCAAAATGTTTTTCAACGAGTTCATTTTCTAATATCATTAATGCCCATATTAAGCTCATCACTCTATCATCCCAGCTGTCAGCACCGGGTTTTGCAGCCCATGTACCGTTAGGATATCTTACAAAGTTTTTTAATTCATTTAATGTTTTTAAATCTCTGATTTTTACTGATTTGACTTCGTTTATCCAATAGCGCATATTAATAACGCCTTTGTATTTTGAATTAGTATGTGCTAATACACCTAGTTTGTTGAATACTGTACCGCCGATTTTAGGTCCGTAGGAAACAATATTTTCATATGAATGTATATTTCTTAATGAATCGACGACTTGTGCCCCGCAATTATTTCTCTCAATAAGAGCAAGAGGAGATCCCCAATGTTGTAATATTTCATGCAACTTAGCGGTAAAATTATAAGGGCTTATCATTCTATTATGGTATGTTGCAACTTGCTTTATTTCACGAAGATTTGTCATATCTAAAATCTGAATCACGCTTGCTGCTTGGCTAACCCCCTCACTTATGTCTACCCCTGCAACATAAATTTTTTCTTTATCGGGCTCTTCCCAAAGCAAGTAATGACCTTCATCAAAAACAAATTTTGGTTCAGTGCAATCGGATTTCATTTCTTCAAATAATTTTTCATCTAACGCGCTCTCGCCTGTCTGTAAAAAGACGTTACCG